GAGGGTCAGAACTTGGGGACTGGAAACGGGTCGAAAAAGCGTACTTCACGGCCGATTAGCGGCGGTTGGCCGCCATCGGCAAAGACGACCCCAGCGTCGCACCAAGCATGTATCAATCGCGGCCAGGAGACGACAATTGCGCCGTGCGCGAAGCAACGACCGAACTTGAAGACCGCCACATCACCGCTCTGAGGTGGTCCGCCAATCTCGCGGGCGTAACGCATCAATCCCTGGAGATAGCGCTCCGCATCGCGATGCAGGTTCCAGTCGGGAGGATAAAATGGCACATCGGCATGCGGGATCACGCCCGCTGCCTCATAGATCTCAGCGAGCAGCATCAGGCAATCGGTGCCACCACCTTTGATCCTGCCCATGTGGTGATAAGGTGTCCGCAGCCAGGTTTCAGCCTCGGCGACCACCCGCTGGCGTTGGCTCATACCGCGGTCTCCGGCGTCGGGATGTACGGAAAACCTCCGAAGTGGATCACGTTATTAAAGACATTCGCACAGGTCGAAAGTGTGCGGTCGCAACCTGGGAGCAACTGGAATTGGTCCCCCGCCAGGATGGGCGAGAGAAATGCCAACCTTACATAAACCCAACCGCCAGCCATGTTTGCAACCGTACGACTCGATCCGGCATTTGCGCCCGTCACGCCAACTACGGTTCCTTGTATATACAGGTTCGGCGGAGTTGGACTGACGGAGGTCGCGATTTGAACTTCACTCGAGCCGAGCCCGGCCGAAAATGTCGCCTGCATGCTGGACCGGTCGAACTGACACATCGCGTCGCCCAAGGTGTGAGTGCAAGATGACTGCCACAGCCGGCGCGGCATCTGGATATTCAGAAGCTCGAGATGGGAGCGGCATTTGAGGTCGATCCCAGTACGGGAACAATCAATATCCGAAATACGGCCGGTAAAGAGGATGACCGTTCCCGGGCTCGTGTCGCCATAGGTCGGCATGAACGCGCGTTCGAGCTGCAGGAGCGCGCCGTCGAGCTGCCCTTGCCAGGCGGCCTGCAGAAAAGGCACCCCGCCGATTAGATCTGTCGGCTCAGTATAGATTCTGACTTCCAGCTCGTCGACCTGGGTGCCGATAACAGTCTTGGTTTTGGAGCGCTCGAATTTAGGGCCGAGCGCAAAGGTATAGCCATTCACGAAGAGCGCCGTCGGCGCCGCCGAATGGCGCAGCACGGTCCCTCCTACCAGAGTGATGGTGTAGAGGTCGGCCATGATGAACTGGTCGGTGCTGGAGAGGAGTGCGATCAGGGCAGGGCTGGCCGCTTTCATGACTGTACTGATATGAAAGTCAACTTTTTTACCTGCCACAGCCGATACATGAAATTTTCGAAATCGTATTTGTCGTCGATGAATCTACACCGAAAATAATAAGTAAAATCAGCGGTGATGATCAGCTCGCTACTAGGAGCAGATTCGAATGTCACAAGCCCGGTGGTCGGGTCGACACTGTAGGTACTGGGATCCTGCGTAATCCCGTTGAAGTAGATCGCACGTACGATGTTCGGCGCGATGATCGGTTCCAAGAAGCCGCCGCTAGGCAGGGTCGCACCCATTGTACGCTGGAGCTGGAAAGAGGGCGTGCTCGCATCCCCGATTCCGATCTGCTGCCCGGCGACTTGGCAGTCGCTAGGGTCCTGAAACAGAAAGGTACCGAACGCTCCCTGGCAGAGCATAAAGAATCCGAGCAGGGTCCTCAGCTCGTCGTAGCCAGCTGTCGGATTGTCGCGCAGGAAGTCGTAGACCAGTGCAAATTGCCATAACGGATAGGGATAGTCGAGCGCCCGCAATTCGCGTCCGGATACCGCACGCTGGATACGCGTCTGAAATGTCGGAGTTTTGGTGACGCTCCAGGAAAGCCCGGGCAGCGCCGGGAAAATCAGAGCCATCACGCCGTCCGCAGCATTGAGCCGTTGCGCATCGCCTTGTTGACCGCGTTGACGAGAAGGCTGCCATTGCTCTGGAAAAATCGCTTTACGTCTTGACTGTCGATCGCCGACACGTTGACCACGACCGCACCAGCCCCGGCTCCGCCATTGCCAGAGATCATGTTCTGAAGGCCTTGGCTGATATTCGCCGGCAGGATCATTTCGTTTTGATGCACCATCGCCAGCTGGTCCGACGGGACCATCCAGCCACCCGCTGCGGAAGCGATCCCGCTGGCGGCGGCCATCACAGTGGCCTCTCCGGCCGCGGCAGGCCCGGCCGCCGCCGGTCCCATTATCGGAGCCAGAAATGCAAAAATGCCCGAGAACGCCTGCGCCGAATCGGTTACAATGCTTTTGATAGCATTTGCCGCCTTCACCGCGAGCCCGGCCGCCACGCCCTCGCCCTCGGCCGCGGTGCGGGCCGCAGCGCCGGCCTCGGTTGCGGTTGTCATGGCAAGCTCACTGGCAATCCAGTTCGTCGCCATCTTGACGCCCAGGCTGACGAATTCGGCGAGTATCGATTGCCCGATATTCGCCACAGCCTTTTGCAGACTCGTCGTGCCCAATATCATGCCGGTGATCGAGGTATCGAAGGCACGTTGGATCGGCTGCATCAGGCTTTGCCAGGTTCTTTGGCTGGTCTGCGCTGCCTGAAGGTCGAGCTTTTCCTTGTCGCTCTGAAACTTCTGGTAGGCAAGCAGCTCTTCTGCCCACAGCTTTTCATCAGCGGCGGCATCATTTTCGTTGCCGGACGTGGGACCGGCCTGGACAACGTGGGAGGCATCTCCGACCCCGCTACTCGGCGTTATCCTCGCGCCCATCGACCCCGAAAGGGCGGCAACTTTGGTCTGTAGCGCACCGATGCCGGTTCCGATTTGGCCGGTAGCGGAGTTAAGCTGCCCCTGGGCCTGCTGGGCTATATCGCCGAGCCCGGCAAGCTGAGTGCGCATCGCATCGGTCGCCGCCTGAACAGAGTTTGTTGCAGCCTCCATTCCGGATCGGAGGCCATCAATTTGGGCGCTGATAACGACGCTGGTTTCAATATCGGCCATTATAGCCTCTTGCTAAAAACTGCCCGTGCCTCAGCTTGCAGATTGCGCTGATGCTGCGGACGCCTACTCGAGAACTCCCGCCCGACAGCGGAGTTCGGCAAAATCGAGGATAACGGGCGAGAGCCCGGCATTGACGTCTCCCGCACCAAACCCAGGCCCCAGCTGAGCGAGCAACGAGCTGGAATCCGAAATCGGTCGGTGTCCTCGTCCTATTGACGTCGGCGGCATCCGTGCGCTTTTTTTTTTGCCGACGCCAAGATAGGCCGCTACCAGTAAGTGCACCGGTGGGTGTTGAGCCCAGTAGGATGTCAGCTCTTCGATCTGGAAGAGCGTCATTTCGTCGATTATAGGGTAGCTGTATCCACAGGCGGTCGCGAGGAGCCCATAGATTTCTCCCCAAGGGTCCCCGTCCCCGAAATCATGTCCGAAACTAACCTGGCGCTCGAGCTGCCTGCCCCCGGGCTGGTCCCGAGGGCTGGTGCTTCCCCCATAGCGGCTCCGCCTGGCTTCAGGCCGGAGCCGGTCAGGACGGCATTCAGGACGGCACTAGCATTCCCGAGATCGAGCAAGTTTTCGACTTTTTCCGGCGTTGTCTCGGGATAGTTGCGCTGCAGCGCGGCAGTGACGATGTCGATCAGCACGTTGATTTGTGCTTCGCCCATCGACGCGCCGACTTCAGTCAATTGCCTTACCTTGGGCATCAACCGGCGGAGCTGGCCGAGGGTAAGTGGCGGCACTATCCAATCCTGGCCGCCCATTGCCACCGCCACACCGGGGACCATCACTCCACCGTACTCAGATAGCCGATCGTTCCCGAAGCGTCGGCGAAGGCCATGAAATCGAGCTCGCTGATCGTCCAAGCATCGAGCTTAGTCGGTAGTGACAGTTTATTTGCCGTGCACGCGTTCAGACGGAGCGCGGTGCCGCTGCCGTTGTAGGCAGTGTAAAATGTCGCCTTGAAGGTAGGAGTAATACCCATCGGCTGGTTCGCGAGGGTCAGTCTATTGCCGCTTGTCGCGACGTTATATGTGTACGAGATCAAAATCGCGG